GCGGTCGGTCCAAGTCGGCTTACCTCGCCGCGCCGTATTCAGACGTGAGGGATTACCGCGAATCGTCTACGCTTACCTCGCAACAGCTCGCTGAGCAAGAGCTGCCTTCGGGCTGGAGCCTAACGTGGGCTGCTCCTTCTTGGATCATCCCGGCTGACGCGTTCCAGTACACGGGCCTGACGCCGATTGCGGCAATCGCTAAAATTGCAGAGGCAGGCGGCGGGTACATCCAAAGCGATCTTACGTTGAACCGACTGCACATCAAGCAGCGTTACCCATTTGCGCCGTGGACGTGGGATCTAGAGACGCCCGACTTCGCAGTGCCTAAGGACATCATCCTCCAGCGGTCGAGCACCAAGAAGCCGGGACTCGGTAAGAACGGTGTCTACGTCCACGGCGAAGTCGGAGGCGTGTTGGCACTGGTGAGGAGAAACGGCACTGCGGGCGATAAGCTACTCGGTACAATCGTTGATCCGCTCATCTCCGATACGCTTCCGGCTCGTCATCGAGGAATCAACGCGTTGGCCGGTGCGATGCGCCAGTCTACCGAGACGCACGAACTTCCGCTTGACGGAGCACTTGGTGGGCTTATCCTCCCAGGGAGCCTGCTCGGCGTAGGCGCCCAAGTTAGTGGGTCGTTTGTCAAAGAATGGACGGGGATGGTGAACGGCGTGACTGTTACGGCGAATGCAGCTCGCGCCGGGGATCGTGGAGTCAATCTCCGGGTTCGCCAGCAACTCAACGTAGAGCGTTTCTTCGAGGACTAATTCATGGCCAACGTATTCAAGCAGCTTCGCAGTCTCATACCGCAAGACGTCACGCAAGTCGGCTCAGTCGTCTCATCTAGTCTGGATGGCACGAGCCTCATCAATCTGGTAGGTGGCGGGGAAGTACGAGTTGCCGGCACAGGATTCTCCAACGGCACGCCCGTCTTCATCAGGGGTGGGCGCATAGTCAGTCAAGCGCCTAGTCTCACGGAGATCCCGATCGACGTGTAGTGCCCGGTGGACGATAATTTGCGACTCTCTAATTACGCCCTCGTCGCTTGGCCTCATGATCCTCCGCTGAAAAGCACATAGGGGACGGCTGATCTTCGACATCATCGCTGTGCAGCTACGCGGACCGAGCATCGTAGCTCTTAGGATAAGGGCAACCCAACGCACTCAGCAATAGTACCTCACACCCTCCGGCCTAGATATAGGCCTTTCGCTGAGCAAAATGGTCAAATCTGGACTACTTGGAGATGATTCTAGGGGGGTGGCCCGTAGGGTAATATAGGTTTGATCCGGCTATCGTCTGAGGGCATCTGAGAGCCTCGGACGGATCCATGCCCTTACTATCTACCGAAACTAATGCATCAGGCATAAAAAAAGGCGGCCTCCGAAGAGACCGCCTTACCCGTCTGCGACGCGAGTGGGCGGCTCGCTAACCGGGGAAGGACGAACAACCCCTGTCTGTGTCCATTATACCCACCTGACGATAGGGATAATACAAGCGCGGGCGCCTGCTTACATCAAAACCTCAAGTTGCTCGAATACGCTTTTCCACGCGCCATTCTTCGTGCCTCGCTTGTACGTACACTTCGCGATCTCATCATCGCCGTCGGTGCATGTGACCGCGCCGCCTGTTTCGGTGAGCTCGTAGCCCATCGACTCAGCTAACTTTCTGACTTCACGTCGGGCGGCATCGCCCTCCTTGGCGGTGACGTTCTCCTCGCCTGCGGGTACTTTACTCATGGGAGCTCCTTCTTTCTTCGCTGGTTTTGCTGGTGGTTTAGACGACGTTGTCGCCGGTGGATCTTCGCCGGTCCCGACGCGAATCACATCAGGATCGGCAAGAAGTGTCTCAAGGTAATCTTCCCAGTCGTAGCCAGGGAGCATCATCGTGGCGATGCCGCGAAGACCGTGAAGCTCGTTGAGCAGCGCGCATTCGATGTAGCGCGTGCGCTGCGTGATGTGAAGCCCGTTAGCCTCGGCTTTCTTGACGTCCTTGAGGATGTGCGGCCGTTCCTCTTTGAGGTTGGTGACCATACGTGTGAACTCTTTCGTCCACTTGTGCGTGTGCGGGTCTCGATGCTCAGCCATTGCGGGCTACTCGCTCTGTGTCAATACGATCGACGACCGCCTCGAAGCAGAAGTCCGTGGCTTCCTTGCGTGAGGCGCCGTAGCCGAGATAGATCCTGCCGTTGAGCCGAAGAGTGACGTGCCACGTCCCGTCTGAAGAGAGTTGTGCTTTCATAGTGCCGTCCTGTATGTTGGTTTGAAAAGCGCGGCGACCACCGCCACGCGTTTGTCTATTCTACCGTGAAAACTCACGAAGTGATACAGCCGCCCTAGTCAAGGCGGCCTGCGCACGTCGGGCCAAGGCCCATTTGGATGCTGCTGGGAACCGTGAGCGCCCGACCACAACGACCGCAAGTTCCTTCGTGCCAGAACTGCGCCTGCGCGATGCGCTCATCGTCGTCAGCTTTCCAGCGGCCGATGTACCACTCCAACGCCTTGAACGCAGGATGCTCGGCGTTGCCTTTGCGGCCGGCGGTGAGGTTCAAGTTGCTGCGCGGCATGAAGCCGATGTACTCGTACGAGTTCTCGTTGTCGGAGCCGACCAGCACCTTGACGAAGATGAGGCTGTCGTCATCGCTGCGCGAGAGCTTGAACGTGTAGCGCGCTGAGCGGCCGACGAGAGTCAACTTGCCCTTGCCGCCGTAGAGGTAGGCGATTGAGGCGGTGGGACCGAGCAGGCCGCGACGTTCTTCTTGGATTTCGACTTGAGCATTCATGGTTTCGTCCTTTGTGGTAGTGGGGACCATTCCCCGATTCACATGAACATTCTACGGCCAATTCGTGAAGTTGTACACTGTTTTTCGCGAATTATTTTCTGTACCTGTAAGCGAGGTAGCCTTCGGCCTTGAGAGGGAGACGCCGCGGGAGCGCGTTCGTCCAGTCAGGTTGTATCACCATGAGCTCGACGAACTTGTCCAGCGGCATGAAGTCCGGGCGTTGACTGCTGAGCACTTCGTCATGCACGTTGAGGAGAACGCGGAACATCGCTTCGTACAATGTCTCTTGGCTGAACATGAGCAAGTCACGAGCCGTTGCCTGTACGATGTTTTCGATGATCTTGCTAGGCGTCATGTTCTGACGAACCCACTGGCTCCTCGCGTTCTCAGCCATTATCGTAGTCGTGTAGATGTCTTCGCCCCACGGCGCTTTGACCCACTCGTTCTTCGGGGCGTAGTAGGCGAGGAATCTCCCTGAGTGCAGGCGGATCCACAAGTAGCCATGAGCGACCTGGAAACGCAGGCCCTTGTACTCCATCGTCTTGCCGGGCTTATCGACCGCCTTGATGATCGTGTCTTTGAGGTCGTACCACGATTGGGCTGTGACTTTATACTGCTGGCGGAATTCCTTGACATTTTGCTTCGCCTGAGCGACCGTCATCGGGATGCCTTTCTGCTGGTTCGTGGCGTGGATCGTTTTCCATCCTGCGCCGAACATCGCGCCAAGGATCGTTGCCTTGGATTCTGTCCGAATCACGTCGGTCACCTCATCGATGCCGATGTTGAATTGCTTGGCGGCGAACGCCCGGTATTGGTCAACGCCGTTTTCGAATACGTCGAGCCCGACCGGATCCTGACAGAGCCAGACCGTCACGATGTTCTCAACACTGGAGAAGTCAGCGCAGTAGAACACCTCGCCGTCGGGCGGCACGATCATCGCCCGCAAGAGTTGCTTCGCGATGTCGAATGGCGTGCCCCCGTATATCGTCAAGGCCGCTTCGTAGTTCCCGGTCTTGATGTACTCGATGCAGTCGTCAAGGATGTTGAGACTTTTGCTGAGCGAGTCCCGCGGGAAGTTGTGCAGCTGAAGTCCTGCACCACCATTGCGCCCCGTCGTTGCTCGGTGGTAGACCATATTGTTGTGCGACTTGCCGTTCCACGCTACGTGGTTCATCGCGTCGAACTTCTTGGTCGAGACTTGGCTGAGCTCTTGCCGGATGATCAAGAACTCACGAGCATCAGGATCTATGTCCTCGTTGGTCAGGGCCGCGGCGATGTCGTCCTTGGTGTATCCCTCCAGTTGCACGCCTCGGGTCTCAAGCCATTCCATCGCCTTGTCACGCTGACCGTCGGTCTGCAAGGCTCCGCCTGTCAGTTCCCGGAGTTGTTCGGTCCGCTTTTCTCTCCACCATGAGAGCATGCTGCGAATCGCCTGAAACGCGTCGACGTCGAGGTTGATCCCTTCTTCATTCATCTTGCACGTCATGCGCCACGTGCGATCTTCGCCTGACCGGAATTCAGGTCGGGGAAGCGCGGCAAAGATCTGGCACTCGACGATGACGTCGTCGGCGCAGTACGACGCGAACTTGCGAGCCTCATCAGGAAAGTCCGCCATGCGGTTGCGGGTGGACTTGTCCTTCTTGGTGGGCTTGCGCGGCTTGGAGAACTTGTTGATGAGGCGCGTGCCGCTGGTGTCCTTCTGCTTCGCCAGCTTGAGCGCCTTGGCGCATTTATCCAGCGCGCCGGGGAGAGCGTGGATCCGACAAAGCGCGCCGGTGTCGCACCATGATTCGAACGGGACCTCATCCCAACCCAGGGAAGGGACGGCGACGTGATTCCAGATCGCCCTGTCGAACTCGCTGTTGAAAGCCCGAATGACCCAGCCTCTGGCAATGTAGGTGAAAAGTTCGACCGGTGGCGGATCGCCTTCAACCCACTTGTGCACCGTCTTGCCTTCGTCGGCGGTCCAGCATAGAATCAAGATCTCGGTCGATGGGTCCATGGCGTATCGCCACGAGCCCGCTTTCTTGACGTCGATTTCCGAGTACGTCTCGAAGTCGATCGACAGCATCTTCCCCGGGATCAACCGAAGCTTAGAGTCAGGGACCTCAAAGAGGCCCCTCCTAGTTGCTGATGTCATAGCGATCCTTGTTTAGGCTTCGATGATTTCGACGCTTCCCATTTGGCAGGCGTCGGCGAATTCTCGGAGCTGGCGGTTTTGGCCGTAGAACCTGACGTAGGGGTTGCCGCCTGCAGGTCCGACCGGTTGAAGAGTGAGCATGCGAACCGAGTGCTTGTCGAGCGTTTCGAGCAACTGGCAAAAGTCGGTGTTGTACGCGATGTCGATATCGAAGTAGAAGTCAAACATAGTTTCGTCCTTTGAGGTTAGAGGCGAAGGCGACGGGCCTTCACCTAACTTCATTCTATCGAGAATTCACGAGCCTGTACACTGTTTTTCGCGAACTTGCTCGTTGCCCCAGACGGCGACATAGATGAGAAGTCCGCCGTCCTCCTGCTCGTAGACGAGGAACTCGCCGGTGTTTTCGATGAGTGCGAAGTCACACCCGTTGCCCAAATTCTCTTGGCAGACGAGCGCACGTGGAGGATTGCTCGGGTCAATGCCCAGGGAGAGGATGTCTGACGTGTAGCGATAGGGCAAGTCATACGTGATCTGATCTTTGCTTATGAGCATGGCGCCTCCTGCTGGCGTGAAAAAAGGGGCCGAAGCCCCGATCCCTTAGTGTGTGTAGAACCCATCGAGTCCGAACATTACGTACCCGCCGTTTCCAGCCGAGTTGACGATGTGGTTGATGTCAAATGATACCACAAACTTGTCGACTGAGGGGATGTTGACGACGAGATAGCGAGCGTCGCGAGCGTTGATGTTCCAGTATTCGACCAGCTTCGCTGCCGCTTTTTCCGCTGCCTTCTCGGCGGCCTTTTCGCTCTTGTACATTTTGCAAGGCGTCTTGGTTTCGGTCAGTCGGGCTTCAACTCGTGCGATGAGGTTTTTAACTGTGTTCATGATTTCGTCCTTTCTGGTTTCTGCTTTTGGGGACCATCCCCGTTTGCATGAGACCATTCTACTGCTACTTCGTGAAGTCGTACACTGTTTTTCACGAAAAAGGGTAATTATTTTCGCGGTGCCAGCGATTCGCGTATCGGAATAAGCCCTTGCGGGTGATCGGGCACTTGCCTCGGCGGAAATTGCGGCACATGGTGGAGAACTGGTGCGTGTCGAAGTAGAGCACTATCCACTCAGGTCGGTCGGGCGGAGACCCGTCGTCTTCGATGACGCATACCCAGTAGGGCTGGTAGCGGCGAAAGCGGTATTTCATGACTTCGTCCTTTCGGTTGAGGAGGGGCCCGAAGGCCCCGGTTGATTATGCCACTCGCTTGCCGTTGAAGAACATGCCGATGGGAGAGTGGACCAGAAGGCCGCAGTCTTCCATGATTTCGAGCGGCGCCTTGCGGTCATTTTCCAGCTTGGCGAAGTATTCCTCGGGGGTGAAGTACTTGGTCAGGGCCCGCTTGAACATCCCCATCTTGATGGGCGCGCCGCGATATTTGAACCGAGCGACGAATCGACCTTTGTAAGTGAGGTAGCCGCCTGAGAAGTTGAAATCGTCTTTAGTCCATGTGCTCATTTTCATCGTCCTTTCTGGTTTTGCCTTGGGGCCGTTCCCCGTTGGCATGAGACCATTCTACCGCTTCTCGCGAAGTAGTACACTGTTTTTCGTGAAAAAGTTGAAAAAGAATTAGGGGCCGAAGCCCCCGAGCGCCTCAGGCCTGAGCCATCCAGCGCTTTGCGGCCCGACGGTTCGGCGCGCCCATCGCCATCGCCTGCTGGATCCAACGCTCCTGCTCTTCGGCCTCGCGTTGCTTGGCTCGCTCTTCGTACTCGAGCTCCTCGACGATGCGGGCGCACCACTTGTCGTATTCCTCGATCAGCTCGTTGGTGGTCATCAGGCTGATGTCCAACCGGTAGCGCACGCCCATCACCTCTTTGGAGGCGTCGCTGATGCCGCCGTAGATCCCGTTGCGGAACTCGCTCATCTCCCAGTACATGGGCTCGTTCAGGAGGAGCGCCTTCTCGGCTTCGGCTTCCTCAACGGTGGCGTAAGCGCCTTGGCCTACGAGGCGATCCGTCTCGTCGCACTTCATCCATACGTTGTGTTCGGTCTGAGTGATTGTGATCATGATTTCGTCCTTTCTGGTTGGGTTAGGGATTAAGCGATTTCAGTGCAGAGGGTAGATACTTGTCGCTGGCTGACTTGGCCCAAGGTGATCAGACGCTCGACGCCAGTGTTCCAGTTGTGAAGAGCGACGATGCGCTTTTCGTTGCTGACCAGAATCGTCTGGATGAAGGTGTATTGGTCAGCGATTTTTTCGACTTGCTTGATAGTGGTGATTTTCATGATTTCGTCCTTTCCGGTTGGGGGTCATTCCCCGTTTGCATGTGATCATTCTACTGCTTCTCGCGAAGTAGTACACTGTTTTTCACGAAAAAGATGAAAAAAAAGGAGCCCGAAGGCTCCAAGGGGCTGGCAGGCCCTGGGTTGTCAGGCGGCGAGTGCCAGTGTCTTCTTAAAGGTCGGTGAGACCAGCGTCTCCCGGACTCGCTCCTCGCGGCGGAACTTTGCAGCCGCTGCGTTCTCGTGCGACTTCTTATCCACGTCCCAGTGAGTGGAGAAGTGCGTCAGGGTATTGTACAACGCCCAACCGGTCGTGCCCATCGTTGTTTTGTGAGTGACCCATGACTCGAAGAGAGCCTTCATCGCCCGAGGCATGTCGTCCTTGTTGCTGGGCAGACCGAGCCGCTTCGCTTCCGTGTTACGGCTGGCGTGAGCCAACGCGTCGTACGCCTGTGAGTCGGTTACCTTGGCGACGCGCAGCTTTTCGAACCACTCACGTGATTGCTCGAATGAGTCCAGCACTCGGGAGATGTGCTTGCCCGCCAGCTTCACATCGAGGCTAGGAACGTGCTTCGACTTGAAGTAGCTGATGTTGTCCCCCATGACTTGCCCGTTAGAGCAGACGAAGCGGTAACCGCCGGCCTGAACGCTGAACGCCGTTGACCCGTCATACGAGTTCTTAGCGATGATGCGCAGCGCGGTGGGGTCGTTCTCACCGATTTGGATCTGGTGAGCGGGGAGGATCAGCTGGGCGAATGTGCGTGCGCCTTCGTGGCTGAACTCGGTTTCGACCTTGGCGCCGTCGAGGTTCAAATCAGAGCGACCGAGGATGTCGACGAATGAAGTGAACACCTCCTCGTTGGTCACGGTCTTGTACTTCTCACCAACCACTGCGATGGGCTGGCCCGTCTCGGCGGCGACGATTACCTTCTTGCCGGGGACCTGAATGCCGCCCATGGTCGTGAGGCGTTCTTCGCGTACCTTGAAGAAAGAAGACGAGAGGGATTCGGTGATTGCGTTGAGTGCAGCTGTCATGTCATAGTCCTTTTGGTTTGGTTCGGATCCGGAGACCATTCCCCGATTCACGAGCCCATACTACTATGACTTCGTGAGTTAGTACACTACTTTGCGAACCCACTCGCGAGCATTTTCGCCACTTGCCAACCATAGCTCTCGCGCGTGGATGTGAGTGTACTCGTCAGCGTAGACGATCCTCTTGGCTGAGGTGTTCATCAGCAGCTTAACGCAGCCGACGCAAGGCGAGGTCGTGCAGTAGACGGACCAGATCTGGTGGACGTCGCTACACTGGAGAAGCGCGTTGGCCTCGGCATGTATTGCCTCGCATAATTCTAGGCCGGTGCCTGAGGGCAAATGGGCGCCCGGACAGGCCCTGTCTATACAGTGCGTCTGGCCTGCCGCGACGCCGTTGTACCCGGTAGCGAGCACGTGGAGCCGCTCGTTAATCAGGATGCACCCTACTTCCCGCCTCCGGCACGTAGCCCGCGTAGCAACCTCTCTAGCCAGCCTGAGGAAGTACGTATCGACATCTGGCCTGCTCATGCCAGCCACCGGAAAAAGACGACCAGAGCCGCCGTGAGGGCTATCGTGGCGAGTAGTCCTAGCATCGGCTCGCTGTGCTCATTGAGATCCATCGTCCGTCCTCCCTTCGGGGTGATCCTCAGGTCGGTACCTGTTGGCGAGATAGTAGGCGTGCTGCCCGCACTCCGAGATCACTTCGGCTGAATCGTTGTAGTGCCCGGCGCGGACAGTCTCTTTCGCCAGTTGCATGCACTGGACGAAAAGGCGCTCCCGGTATGCGCCGTAGCCTCTTTGGCGTGTCGGGTTGGTGTTCTCGCCGCAAGCAGTCAGTAACACGATCAGCAGCACTACGAGAATCGAGATCAATGTGGATCGTCTAAACATAGTCATCACCTGTCGAACATCTGCGAAAGCACGTGCTTCGCTCCTCTGTCAAACGGCGTGGGATCCATCGGGTCGTTAACGTGGTCCCAGGCCTCATGAGCGAGTCCTTCTGCCATTTGCTCCTGCGCCCACTCTACGCCTGCCAGCCACTCTTTTTTGTAGTTGCGGTTGCGGTACCAGTGGACAAATCCTCGTATGAAATTGATCATAGCGAAATGTCCATGATCGCGTCACGAAGTTCTTCGGTGCGCTCGCCTTTGTTGAACCTGTCGCGACACGGCGTGATTGCGAAAGCCATAGCGAACAGTCCTGCCGACCCGGTTTCGGCGTAAGCTTTTTCGCAAGCTTCTAAGCGCTCTTCGACTGCTACCCAGTCTATGTTGTGGATGTCGTTTTTCATCAGGCATACCCGCTCCAGCAGCATCGTTTGAACTTTTTACCGGACCCACAGACGCAGGGCTTGTTGCGCATGCTGTTCTTGCGTCGCTTCGCCCCCATCGGCTGCAGTTCTTCGAACTCGCGTTCGCTTAAGGGGAGCAGTCTCCGGCCCTCGCTTTCGGCGCGGCGCGCAGCTGCGGCTAATCCTACGCCTTGATGAATCGTTCCTCGTTTTACGTCCATAGCGATCTCCTAGTTAATTTCATGCGCCGGCACGTCCGGCATCCCTTGACTCCAATGCTCAAGCAAAGCCTTCAGAGCGTCAGCGACCGCCTTGCGCTCGCAGTTCGATATATAGCTGCATCGGCTGTCGTCAGTCGTCTGGAAAACGACTAGCGCGAACCCAATGTCGTCGCGGCCTGATACTTTTTGCAGATCGCGGCTTATCCGCTTCGCGAGTGTTTGAAGCTGCTTCGACACAGCTCGGTCTGTCTGGTTAGTCATGCTATTTCGCCCTCGGCCAGTAGTCTACCAGAATGTGACCGCACTCTTCGCATTGTTCGGTGCTGACGGTCTCGATGATTCCCATGTGACCGCACTCCGGGCATTGCTGGTCCTTATGCGTGACGAGGATTCTGCCCGTGTCGATCGTGCCTGTGTCGTTCTGTCGGTACGTCATCCTCTGCGCTCCTGCATCCACGCCGCGAAAGGGTACTCTTCGTGACAGTAGTTCGTATCGCCTGTAGTAAGAAACGCGAACTCGACCGGATCGCGTGCTCGCGGCATCGGGATTTCGGTGTAGCCGTCGACGCCGTCTTGGACCAGCATGCTCAACATCTCGAAGTGCCGCTCGTAGACGTGGAACGAATCGACCTTGTGGGTGTAGGTGCCCATCGTCAAATCGGGATACGCCCTCTTGCGTAGCGCAGCCAGCACCGCCTCTTGGAGAAGTGAGAAACAGAAGACGTCGTTGGTCATGCCGAAGATCGCATCGTTGCTTCGCATCGAGACAGACATTTTCAGCGTGCCATTTCGGATCCTGAAGTTGAGACCGTAGGTGCACACCACGTCGGGATTGTCCTCGCGCAAGTGACCGCGGTTGAGCAGAACCATGCACGCCCGCCGGGAATCGGCATCGCGCATCAGCTCTTCGACGACCCATGCGAACTGACGCTGGCCGAAGATGTATTGCCCGTAGTTGGAGTTGAATCCCAGGTCCCTGGGATCTTTGATCTTCGCCCACATGGTGGCGTGCTTTTCGATGCTGGTGTCGTAGCGATCACCTCGCAGATACCAGAGGAACTCTTCGATGCAGTACGCAAGGTTGAGACCGCGAGCACGAAACGAAGTAAGACGCTCGTAGGGTGCCAGCGTGAATTGATAGTCCTCGAGCTCGAGTATCGACTGACCTCTGGGTGAGCACGGTCGACCATGTTCAAGCAGATCTTCGTAAACTCTTAAAAAGTTCGACATTGAGCAAGTCCTCTTCGGAATCCTGGGTGTAATCGTACCGCACGACGTTCGCGTTTCGGTACAGCGTAGAATCGAATGTCGCGTCGTAAAGAATGCGTAGTCTCTCCAAGCTGGCTTCGATGTCAGCGACGTATTCCGGTGTGTCGTACACCTCGGGCTCGTGCTTGACTTTGTCTAGATCGCCGACGCGACAATAGATGATAAGCGGCGCCACTTCGTCGAGGAGCTTGCGCTGCGCCTCGTAGTATTCCACATCCGATACGAGTTGCCGGCCGAACACTAGACCGTAGATCGGCTCGCTGATTTGCGTGACGCGATCCTGAATGCAAGGGAGCTGCGCGCGTTTGAAGCACTCGTCCATGTCGGCACGAACGCCTCCGGGCGTGCCGGCGGATCGACCTATCGCGAAGATCGCCAGCTTAGGGAATATGGTTGCAAGCCGAATCGACAATGAGCTCTTGCCCATGCCGTCTGGTCCTTCAAGTATGATCATTGGGTTGCGTCCAGGGAGAGAGGTCCGGGGATTCCCAGCCCTCAGGTTTACGGAGATCGAGCTCGAACCCACCGCGCTTGCCATTGGGCCCGAGCTCTTTCTTCATGTTGGCAAGGACGACTTCCCGGAACCCATCCATCGGCAGGCCTTGGCGTTCAAGCGTACCGATGACAAACACCAGCAGATCCAACAGAGCGTCGTACTCGTCTTCGAGGTCGTCGGCGAGTAGATACTCAGTCGCCTCTTCGATGAAGCACGCAAAACGGAATCGCTTCTCGTCGAGTTCGAGATTGCGCGGCCCGCCTTCGTACTGGATACCGAAGAGACGATGCTGGTCCTTGACGAGGTTCAGTAAGTCGTCCATGGGGTTACGCCGCTTTCTTCTTGGGCGCGACGTAGGCGTTGAGCAGTCCGGCGTCGTACGCGTCGGCGATCATGTTCTGAGCCGTCGCAGCCGAGTCGGCCACTTTCACGATCGTGGTCAGGAACAGACTGATCTGCCCTTTGCGCACGAACCCCTCGCCTGATGCCAGGGCGATTACCTTGGCGGCATGCACGACGTGCTCGTCAGGAGTCGACGGCGCTTTGCCACCGCCCTTGACAGTGAGCTTCGCCGGGATCTTGCCTTCATCTGCAGTCGCTGCGTCGGCTGCCTTGGGTGCTGCTTTCTTCTTAGCCATGAGAATCTCCTTGAGTCAGTGGCTTCTTACAATTACCCGGGATGGGTACTACTTACGACGGCCCGACGGGCGCGCCTTCTTTCGACCTGCCGACTTGACGTCAGCGAAGTCATCTTCCGCGGCAGGCGCAGTGGCACCTAGAGGCTCGTCGTCTCTTACCTTCATGACGTTGTCGAGCGAGAAGGTCACACCTTTGCCGCCTGTCTTGTGCTCCCACGCGTAGGGCCGAATCGAACACCGGTACCACGCGCCGCTGTACAGTTCCTCTTGCTGGTCCATCTCATCGATGGCGTCGAGGTCGGCGTCGACGATACCCGGCTTGCGCTTGTTGCCGAGGTTGACGCAGACCATACCGTCGAACTCGCCTGCCTCGCTAATGTCCTCGCCATCGCGCAGCGGACTGCGAAGCTTGCGAGGCACTTCACCGAATTTCTCCTCGGCGACCTCGTCTACCCAGTCTTCGAGCAGTTCGATGTACTCGCCTTGCTCAGGGTCTTCGGGGTCGAGGACCATCAACAGCGAGTACTTAAGGTCGGCATCTTCGGAGATGCGGTCGGGTTTAGCCAAGTGCACGAAGCTGGCTCGGAACTCCGGCGTGTGCCGGCGTGGATCTTTGGGGTCTGACATTTGCAGTCTCCTGAACGTAAAGAAGGACCCGTCGTGATGACCGGGCCCGGGGTTGTGGCCTTATGCGCGGCCGGCTTTTTGGACGCTGTAGAGGCGGGTGGCGCCGTCTCGCGTTTGCTTGAGTACCTCGTCACTGGCAAGGCCGAACTTCTCACCGCGGTTGCGGATCAAGTAGAGGTCGCCCGTGATGTTCTTGTAGCTGGTGCCGAAGTGCTCGACCAAGAAGTTGACTGACGCCGGCCGTGATCGGATGATCTCGACAACCTGGGCGGTGCGGCCCGGCGTTTTCTTGGACTTAGGCTTCGCAGCAGGAGCCTCTTCTTCAGCCTGTACTTCCTCGGCTTCGGGGGCTTCGTCCGGCAGCTCGGCGATGAGCTTTTCCAGTCGGGCGATGCCTTTGGCTTTGCTGTCAAACTTCTTAATCGACTTGCCGGTCAGCTCTTGGTAGAGGTCAACGAGGCCAGCCATGGTGAGAAGATTCAGGTCAATTGTTTTCATGATTTCGTCCTTTCTTTTTCGGTTAGTGGAGGCCTTCGCCTCACCTGTTTAATTGTACTGCTCATCGTGAGCTTGTACACTTTTTTGTGATTGGGTGGTTGCCCCGATCACATAAACATTCTACTGCTACTTCGTGAAAGTGTACACTGTTTTTCGTGAAATAGTTGAAAAAAGTTGAGGGGCCCGGAGGCCCCGTGGGATCATGCCAGCCGGCGAGTATTCGCTGAGCTGTTGCCTACGCCTTGGCGGATGCGAACGTTGCTGCCGTCCTGTGTTCCGCGCTGGCGGTGGTGGTTGGCTCGAGCTCGGCGAGTGCTGTTCTGGTACTTGACGTTGAACTTCTTCGCCACGATGTCACGCTTGACGATCATGAGCTCAGTGCCGGTGGACACCTCGCGCTCGGCCTCTGCCTTCTCGCGGATCATTTCGCGGATCACTTGGAGGATGCCGGCCGCCAGCCCGTTGCGGTAGTCGTTGGTGTCGGCCCGCGTCAAGTGAGGGTTGTCGCGCTTGTACTTCGCTGAGAGCAACTCGACCTGAGAGCAGATGTAGTCGAAGACGTAGCCGCACACCTCAGGATCGCTGTCGACGCCCAGGAACTCGGCGACCTTCTCGATCGCGTTGGGACCCGTGCCGTAGCGGCTCGTGTAGCGAACGTGGCAGTCGTGGAGTTCAGCGACCGGGACCAGCAGCATCGTGTACCAAGCCGGGATCCGACCGTAGCCGCGCTCGGCCTGTTGGGTGGTGGTGTCGTCCTGCGTGACGCCCTCTTTAAGACGTACCGCCGAGCTATCCAAGTTGTACTTCTGCATCAGCTTGCTGGCACGCGTCGCTGCGATGGCGGCTTCATGCGGGCTCGAGGAGTCTTCGCTCATCGCCAGCAGCTTGCGGATGCGGTCAAGAATCTTTGCTTTGTTTTCCATGATTTCGTCCTTTCTGGTTCCTGCACCGAGGCCCTTCCTCGATTGCATGAACTTATTCTACTGCGATCTCACGAGTTGTACACTGTTTTTCGTGATTTTATTTTCCGACCGCGACGGCGGGCCACTCCATCTCGCCGAGGCCCAACGCGTCCAGCAGCATCTCGGGGTCTCGATGGTAATTGGTGAGAATGTCCCATGTGCCGAAGTGACTGGTCAGCGCCACGTGCTTGCTCGGGGAGAAGACGAAGCCCATGTACTGCGCCTCTTCACTCGCGCCCCACGTCGGGTCGTGGATCTTATTACAGCGGACGTCTAGGACCCATGCGTGCTCGACGACGATGGGTACGTCTCTGCCCGCGTAGGCCAGTCCTTCGACGTAGTGGAAGTCGGGAGACCGCATCGCCAGCTCGCCTGCGTTGACGTAGCACTCTTTCATAGGGCCTCGTTCGACGTCACACTTGACGCCTTTCCACACTCTTCCCTGAGCCGCCAGAATCGCTCTCATTGAGCGCGAGTAGTCTATGCCTAGCTTTGCCCATTGGTCCAGCTCGTGTTGGACGTGAGCCCTTATGCCTTCTTGCATGACGTCATCCTCACATACTCTTCGACGCACCGGTTGACTCGCTCGTTCTGCTCTCGGGCGTAGATCGCCTGAATGGCGCGTCGCTGCTCTTCTCTGCGCTTCTCAAGAAGTCGCTCTCGTTCTAAGTCTTTCATCGTGCTCGTCCTTTCGGTTGGTGGTGGGGCCGAAGCCCCGGGAGGATTAGTACTCGATGTCGCCGTCGATGATGGTCGCCAGCCAGAGGTCATTCTCGGTCAGCTCTTTGGCGTGGGCCCGGGCCAGTTCTTCTGTTTCCCAGGAGCTCACCAGTCCCCAGTCAGCGCCCGCCATGATGTGGGCTTGGCTGTTGACACAGCTGTAAACTCGAAAGCGCATGACGCGTGAGTGAGGGTTGCTGCGAATGTTCTTCTCAGTAGTGCGAATGCTTTCCATGATCATCGTCCTTTCTGGTTTTGCTTGGGGCCTTTCCCCGTTGCATGTGATCATTCTACTGCTTTTCACGAAGTTGTACACTAATTTCGCGAATTATTTTTCGTCTTCTTTTCTCCTGTGTCGGTCAAATCTTTCTAGGCACCTCTCCGCCACATCCTTCGCTTCGTTAAGTCTATCAGACAATTCTGAGCGGAGCTGCCGATTCTCCTGCTCTTGCTGTCGTTTTTGCTTGAAGCATTTTGCGTGTTCGTCTTCGGCGTAGGTTGTCATGTCGTCTACCTCACTTCTTCGCGGACTCGAAATCTTTCTTTGCGTTGTCTGCCGTGTCGTAGTCTTGGCGGGTGCTGTTCTCGTCAACGACGATCGGGCCTCCCTCCTGCTTCTTAATCAACTTCTCGAGCTCGACAGGGTCGCGGCCTTTTTCCTTGAACAGCTTCTCCATCTCGCTCACGCTGCGGGGCTTCTCAACGACCTGCCACGTCTTGGGCACTTTCAGGTCAGCGAACTTCTTGACCATCGTCTCCTCGCTAAATTTCCAGAGGCGACGCGTGTTCCCTTTGGCGAGACGTTTGCCTTTCACCTTCTTGCCTTCCAGCAAGCGTCTCTCGACCTCGCCTTCGACAGCGCTGATGAACGCCTTGAGCTGTGGAACCATTGCTGCTTTTTCGGCCAGTGTTTTCGACGCCATTCGTTTGATCCCCTTGAAGTCGTCAGCCGCCGCGTTAGTGGCGACCTCTTCTATCTTAGGACATAAGCTTGCGGCTGGGCACCAGCGGCAATTGTCCTCGCTCGGCACGAATCGCACGACACCTTTCTCGATGTCTTCGATCGTCTTGATGACTTCGCCCTCGAACGCTTTGATCTTTTTCAGCGGCACCTGTTGGAGGGCGAATACATTGTGCGGTGGCTGGCAGATACCGACCTCGATCGACCGGATGTCATGGATCACCTCAACGTCGCGGATCACGCCTGCCGCGTATATTGCCAGCTGCGAGTTGTTCACTGGCGAGACTTTCTGGCCGGCGCCCGTCTTCAGGTCGATGATCTTGATGTCAGCAACCCTGGGATCGCTCAGGTCCGGCGTGATGATGACGACGTCTGCCGTGCCCCAGCAATCATCGAGCACTCGAGCCTTGTGCTCCACGAGCAGTTCTGAGTGCGGCTCGACATGCTTGTGCACGAAGTCAATGTAGGGTTTGACGATCTCGTCGATCTGCTGGCGAGTGATCTTCACGCCGTTAAACGTCTTGCCTGCGGCCGACGCCAGTTTAAGCTTGCCGAGCAACACCTTCTCTCCGACTTCATGGAGAGCGGTACCGAGTTCTGATGCGGCCGAAGAGCTGCGGGTGAGACCCGAGACATCGATCTTCATCGACGCCGTGCACGAGAGCCATCGGCTCGAGGCACTTGGAGAATAAAATGCATGCATGGGAGAGTCCTCTAAAAGTGTGCGCCCCGGAATCCCAGGGCGCGACAGGGTTATGCGGCTTCGGCGATTGCCTCGTCGCACATTTCCATGAACTCTTCGTACATGTCCTCCTCGAGTTCAGACACCTTGGCGACGTCAAACTCGCCCAGGATTTCGTTGAGCTCTTCGCGGCTGGTCGCCTTCAGAGTTTCACTGGCTTTCGCTCGTACTTTATCGAACGGCTTCTCTTCGTCGTCGGCTGAGACTTTGCGACGTGTGCGGCGAGTCGGCTTGGCCTCTTCTTCCTCTTCATCGTCTTCGGCTTTCTTGGCGGCTCGTCGACGTCGGGTTGGTTTCGGCTCATCCTCTTCCTCCTCGTCTTTCTTGGCACTACGGCGAGTGCGACGCTTGGGCTTTTCTTCCTCCTCGTCTTCGTCTTTCTTCGCGCTGCGGCGAGTACGGCGCTTCGGCGTTTCCTCTTCTTCCTCTTCGCCTTCGCCGTCGAACGGAATCTCCGCGTCTACCTCGGGCTCTTTCTTGGCTCGACGTGAGCGACGGGGTTTAGGCTTTTCTTCGGCCTCCTCTGTGGCGTCGTCCAGAAGTGTATCAATCTCATCGGCCGCGTTACGCAGCATGAGGCTCAGTCGTGTGACAAGTTCGTTTATTTCCATAGTAGGCAACTCGCTCTCTTGTAAAAGTTGGGATGTAACACTTTGCTTCTCTAACGCCCGCTTCACCTGATACTCGTCAATCGATCCTCGGATCGTTACGATGTCAGCCTCCACGGTTCCTGTCTGCCCAATCCGATGAGCGCGATCGGTTGCTTGGTCAATATCACCCGGCACCCAACTGCTCTCGGCGAGCAAAACTCTTTGTGCTGCGGTCAGTGTCAACCCGACACCTCCCGCGCTAATTCCTATGACGATAAGTCGGCACTCGTCCTGATTCTGAAATATCCTCTCAGCCTCCTTCTTCTTGGCGTTGGAGACGCCTCCCATAATACCGACTACACCTAGGGATGAATACTTTTCGAGAAGCGGCTCGAGCATTTCTGCTCGGTGGTGGCCGAACACGATCAGCTTGTCGTCTCTCGTTGCGAAGTGGTGATCGATGATCTCGCATACGGCGGGGAACTTCACCATGGCGTGCAGTCGCATCACAGTGGACAACGCCTCGAACGCCACATCAGGCGCGACGTTCTTGAACTCCTCGAGGTCGTACTCTTTCTCTTCCGGCGGCAACTCCAGATCCAGCGAGAGGACGCGGTAGTGCTTGGGCGGCAATTGCTTGAGCACATTCTTCTTGGTGAAGCGGATCATATGCGGCGCGATGATGTCTCGCAACTGATCGAGGTTTGAGGCGCCGTTGACATCGAGCCCGTAGCTGGTTTTTCTGGCGGCACAGAACCTGTGAACGAAACTGTAGTAGCCGCGGTCGTACGCGCCAATGGCATCGAGAATCGGATAGATCTCAACCGGGCGTGACGGGATCGGCGTGCCTGACAGCAGCATCACTTTCTGGATGCACTCGATTTCAGCGATGACCGCCTTCGTGCGCTTGGCGTCGAGGTTCTTCGCGTAGTGGAACTCGTCGACAATGAACGTCTGCGCCTGAGCGACGTCGAGATCCAGATTGATCAAGAAGTGATAGCTCATAATGAAGACGTCAGCCGCTAAGAACAAATCGGCTTGATCTTTAACGATGACCGGCTTGAGCCCACACTCGACAGCTTCGTCGAACCAGTTGTACTGCAAGAAAGCCGGGCAGACAATCGTGGCTGGTGGATCCAGTGCACGCATCGCGACCATTGTCTTACCCAACCCCTGCTCAAGGCAGAGGAGGGTAACGTCACGCTTCCGAGCTTGGTCTATCGCGTACTGCTGGAAGCGGTACGGCTTTTTCATACAAAGCAGTAAGTCGAGAAGGCCGGCTGCTTAAGCGTATGACGCGTCAGCCATGTCGCGTGCACTCGTCGTAGTCCCGCAATGTCGAAGATGATCGGATCACCGTGAAGGTTCAAGCTGGTGTTGATCAAGCACTCGTAGTTGACCATCTCCAGAAGAGCCACCATCGTCGCGTCTGTCATGACGTCGACAATCTGCGGTCGCCCGGTATAAGCCTCGCCATCCTTGAGCGCAGCGCCTGAGACTTCCTCGCCTTTCCCATGCTGAAACTCATGAGCGCAGACCATGAATCTGTCGGTGCCGATGACGCTTGTCAGTATCTTCTTGTCGAAGAGCCTGCGCGATGCGCCGTGTGTCATCACAGGAGCCATCGGCATGACCGTGTTGCGGTCGTTAAGGTCATTGATCGCCTCGACGTGCTTCATCGTGGGAGGCGCGAGAGTAGTCGTCTTGCATAGCGCCCTGGGCCCGAACTCCATCTCGCCTCGCATGATGTTAACGATCTCACCTCTGTTCAGCTTGTCCGCGATTTCCTTGATGACGTAAGGGAACTCTTTCTGCTTGAAGACTTGGAAGTTCGTCATGCCTAGCTGGTCCATCGGTGTGATCGTGTCAGGCCTTGTGCCCCAGCACAGATCGCCGAAGCGGAAACGGCCTTTGCCGGCGTACTCACGATACGCTCCGATCGCTGCGCCTTGGTCACCAGCCAGAGGCATGACGCTGAAGCGGTCCATGTACTTGGCGATGCGGCCGTTTAGGCGGACATTGTAGAAGCAGCCACCGGCGACCATGAGGTTCGTGATCTTGTGCTTGGAAATGATGTCGAACACGTACTTCTCGAGGACAAACTGGAGGAACCAGCCCATCTCCTCACGCGTAAACTTCATCTTACGAAACGCGTTGATGAAACGCTTCTGCTTCACCTCCATGAGCCGCTCGAGGTTGATGGGATACTTCATCTCAACGTTCTCGATGTTCTCGTACTCATAGTCCTTCATGAACGACTCGGCGCAGATCCGGACGTAGTCAAGGCGGTCCTTGTCGACCCGCGCTCGATAGCCGAGGTACTTGTAGACGTCGTTGATGCCGTCCATACCCTGGGACTCGGCAGCATACTGGAACATCAGGCCCATCGAGTGTTCGTATCCCTGCTGGCGCTCTATGAGCTCAGGGACGTTGTCCTCGTTGATGCGGTAGAGGCTCATGACTTCTTCGTTGGTGCCGAAGCCGTCGATGACGAGTGTGTGCCATCGGGTATCGACCGCCATGAACTCCTCGGTGAATGCCAGTGCGCTCCACGCGTGCATGTCGTGATGGGTCAGGCCGTTGGCTTCGGCATAGACCGCGTTAGGGCACAGCTGGCGGAACAGGCCGTAGTTCCAATACTTGCTCTCGTGATTCATGTCAAAGCCGTTGAACCACGAACTGACGAAGAAGGTCTTGACTTGGCTCAGATCGATGTGCTTACCAATCTCGATGATTGCCTTATGGGGGAATGACGAATCGCTCTTGATGCGAGTCAGTCGCTCCTCCTCATATCCGATGGGCTCACCCGATCTGGTCTCCACTGCGATGGCGCTCGCGTTGTGGCCCAGGGTTAGCAGCATTGCGTATTCTTTTTTCATGGCGCGTCCTCTTAGTTGTCGCGTAGTCATCATACACCGGTCACGTAGTAAACGCGACTCTTGTGAATTCGTTCAATAAGTTTTTGCTCAACGGCTGCTCTGATCGCATTCTGGATTTGCCGTTCAGTGTAGTCTAGGAACTCGTCGTGCAGTTCAGAGTAGGGAATCTCCCTCGGGAACTCGTTGTTGACGTACTCTTGGATCTGCTGCATTATTTCATCGGTGTTACCTCGCTTCGTGTCTGACCGTATCGTCTCTCGCATCTCTTCATGGAACGCCTCGACCTCCATCGAGTCCGGGGCGATCAGCCCGTCGACGAACCAGATGTACCACTGGCCGCCCACGTTCTCCTGATGCAGTTGCCCGCTGTTGAGCATTGTCTGCATCGCCTCGTCAAAGGTGCGCTCGTGGTTATTGAACTGCTCGCGGAAGTACGTCTTGAAGTTGCGCGTTGTCCAGTAGGCCTTCTGCATTGAGTTGAGCGTGATGTGCTCGGTGATGCTAGAGGTGAGATGGTCGACGGCGCTCTGTCTGTTGCTGTCCTCGAGGTGGGTCTCGACGATGCGTTCCCATGCATCGGCATCTCGCCCCTCGTCGCATCGCTCATAGAGGTGAATGTCGCGTTGGCGCAAGGGCGTCGAAAACCCGGGGACGTATTCGGGATCGATCTCAACGCCCTCGAAGACGTAGCTGGTTTTGTCGGTGAACATGTTCGACTTGGCTGTGGCTAGGATCGTATGATGCTCGACGTAGTGCGGCAAGAGGTAGGTGACATGTCGCGCGACGGTGGTGTGTGCGATTGAGCCGGTCACCTTGTCAAGGCCTCGCCCACCGCTCTTGTTGAAGTGGGTGATGCCTAGGACGCATAGATCGTATTTTTCGGCTAGTCGGTTGAGCGGTGCGAGCGCTTGGTTCATGCTGGTCGTGTTGTGCGAGTCACTGTCTTGGTTGTGGAGGATGAACATCGTGATCGGGTCGAATATGACGAGCTTCGTATGCGGGTACTTGATGCAGACGTCCTCAAGCTGGCGAAGGCCGTCGGTCACGCTAAATCCCTTGAGCTCTTGTTTGCCGCCTTTGCGTTCGCGGACCAAGCCCGCTCGGTAGACGTGGAATCTGCTCAGGTCGGCTTTAGCGAGTTTCAGCTTGGGGAGGATGGATTGCCTGATGCGCTCCTCGACTGAGAAGTAGATGACGTCACCCGGTTCGCGCTTGACGGGATTGTCGTGATCGCCCATGAACGTGTCGCCTCTGGTAATAGCTGCGGCGAACTGCATGATGAGCGTCGACTTACCTAAGCCCTGTCGGCCAGCCATGACTGCGTATGCGCCCTTGGGCAACACGTCTTTATAGAACCACTCGTCTGGCTCGATGTCGTCGTAGCTCAGAGGCTCCTCGACCAGATGCCAGTCGAACTTCGTCTTGTCAAAGTTCTTGTCCGGGGGCGGCAGGTCCTTGAAGTCATCCTCGGGTGAGACGTGGTTGAGTTTATCGAGCACGTTGGAGGTGAGCTGAGGATTGTGCTCTTTGGCCTGCAAAACCAGACTGCCGAATCCCCGCATCTCCCCTTGATAGTTTCCGATCGATTCCCATTTCGCGTCGGTGTAGTCTACGTCATAGAGGGCATTCATCATCGACCAGTCGTGGAAGAGTTGCCGGCCTTCTTCGCTCCCGTGCGTTGAGCGGTGAATCGCGCACCCGATTGCGAACCACTCGTCGTAGTCGGTGTCATCAGTGTTGGGAATGGCGGTGAGTAGATGAGCGACGAGGTCGGGATCAATAGTCTCTTCTTCGTCGTGGACGGTTGACTTGTTCGACTTATTGGACGAGTTGCGTGTCAAGAGTTGCTCGAGCTCAGGCGTCCAGAACGGTATGTCGTCCGGCATGTTAGTGAATTCGTAAGGCCGGCCGGTGGTGGGGTGTATAGAGGCAGGGATGACGACCTGCTGATTGACAATAATGTCAACGCCTTCGCCGTAGCGCTTCTGAAGCTGGGATCGCGTAACGAGTGCGTCGGCCGGCTTGCGGAAGTAGAGGTGAAATCCGCCTCGCGATGATGCGACCTTTGGGATGGTATCGAGGGGCGGTAGTAAGTCTTTGAATTTGTCGAACGTGGCGAGGCCGTCTTTCCCATGCATGTCAACATCTATAATCAGATGCTCCCCTGTGGGCGCCCATCCTAAATTGTGTCCTTGACGAACTGCGCGATACGCCTGCCTGAATGTCAGCCCATCGCTTTCACGCCATCCGGAGTCAGCAGGTGCCTTTGGGTCTCCCTGGGATCCATCTGCCTTGCGAAGTTTGACGAGCCTGTGGTTATGGCTTAAGTGCCAATCGATCGACCTCTTGAATTCGTGTGTTAGAAGATCAGCGTCTTCGCGCTTGCTCTTTGAGTTCACATGTGCCCCTTGCCTCTGCGGTCCGTCCTATTGTGTCGTCGCCCGCTGCCGGGCCTCTTCCTGCGGCGTCTCTGTTTCTTGCGACGCTCGAACTTATGTTCAATGAGCCAATGCATGCAATAACAGACGGCGAGCGTAGTAATCGCTATCAACGCGAAGGCAATCAATTCATAGTAATTCACAGCAGCGATCGTCCTTGCTTGGTTGTGAAAATACCGCAGGGGGTCTGGACTATATACGTCCCCGTCGCACCTGTAAATCAGTCTTCTACAGCGCCTGCGCCTCAAGTGCAAAGTAGCTTACTTGCACCCTTTTTGAGCACTTCGTCATTCACGAGTTTCTAGCCAAAAATAGGCCTCAAAAGCGCTAAAAACTCATGAACGAACGGTGAATCTACCCCCTTAGGGATTGATATTGGACAGGTGGTGCAAGTAAGCTACTTTTCTAGAGTTTTGAAAGTGCGTTGAGAGAGGCGTTGAGATGATAAAAACTCATGAAAATAGGCCAACGCGTCCCAATAAAAAAAGTGAACAATATCAACAACATAACATAATTAGATATAGGGTGCAAGTAAGCTACTTCTCTCTCTACAAGACATCGTTGCATTGGTTAGAAACTCTAGAAAAGTAGCTTACTTGCACCACCTGATCGATATCTCCCCCTAAGGGCTATTTGGGCCTGTTTGGGGTCGAAAGCGTCATTTGGGCGACGAAAGGCAAAGTAGCTTACTTGCACTTCAAAAGGGCGCGGGGGAGCTACTATGATAAGATGCACTTTTGAAGCATGACGGGCATGCGAAATGGCCATAATCAAGGCACGACCAAAAGTGCGCACTGCAGCAGGCAAAGCGACTGCTGCACCTCGTAAGAAGGGACCGCGTAAGAAGGGAAAGCAGATGCAGTTCCCTGAGTTCCAAGTGCAGGTCGAGTTCGTCTCGCTCATGCGTATGTATTATCCCGACCTCTTGATGTTCGCAGTGCCTAACGGTGGGAAGCGCAGCATCCAAGATGCGAGACGATTCAAAGCCATGGGCGTGCTCGCGGGTGTGTCAGACATCTGTGTGCTCGAGCCCAATGGCGTGTACGCAGGTCTGTGGATCGAGTTCAAAGCCCCGGGCAAGGTCAAGCAGTTGAGCGCAGACCAGAAGGAGTTCGGTCAGAAGGTACTCGATCGAGGGTTTGAGTTCATCACGTTCGACAACGCCGTGCTCGCACTGATCTATGTGGAGGGCTACATAGGGGTCGAGCAGAGCAAGCGAGTAGGCGGTAAGGTTACGACTCAGCCGACGTCAGCGTGATGTATACACGGCTGCTAGAATGGTATAGTCCGCGCCTACGTATATCGGCTATCCCGCCCTCACTCAACCTGTAGAGGTCCCCGCCCTATGACTGACGAGCATCCGTCTCAGCCAGAGTTTCCGCAATTTCCACATCCTGAGCGCAGATCATTAGATCCACGCATCGACACTATCGCGGCTCAGGTCGGGCTGACTGATCATAGGGTCGCTAACATGGAGCACACGATGACGCTGATGCAGACGTCATTAGCTGATCTGTCTAAGGCGATGATCAATATCGCCAGAGTCGAAGAGCGGTTGGCTGCTAGCCACGACCAGCTCACTCGTATGGACCAACGCCTCGCAACGGTAGAGGCCGCATCCGTCGTATCTAGGGGCAGCGCTGAAGGCGTGGCCGAACGGAGCCGATGGCTAGAGCGTGCGTTCTGGGTCGTGATGGTGGCTGCTACCTCGTATCTCATCGGCGAACTCGGAGCGCACGCTGCATGAGTCTAGCCGACATCAGCACCGTAGGCATCAGCCCTGCTCTTGCTCTACTGCCTGAGCGTATGGACAGTGTGTCTGCTCGGCGTATGCTGTTGGCTATCGGACTACAGGAGTCTGAGTTCGTGCACCGCAGACAGATGAGCGGTCCTGCTCGGGGCTACTGGCAGTTCGAACTCTCAGGAGTTGAGGGCGTCTTATCCCATCACTCTAGCGCTGAGTATGCTATCGGCTTCTGTCGTGTACTCAACTACGAACCCGATGTGCACGAGATCTACGGTGCACTCGAAGACAACGACGTATTGGCTGCTGGCTTTGCACGTCTGTTGCTATGGAGATTACCCGATCCTCTGCCGACCAACGCGACTGACGGATGGAACCAATACATCGAGACGTGGCGCCCAGGTAAACCTCGAAGAAGCAAGTGGCAAAACAACTGGGCCACTGCGATTCGCGAAATACAAACACGCGAATGAGGTTCGGGTCATGAGAAAGTCAAAACTTTTTTCTCGAAAACTCGGTTCCTTTCTGGGCATTCGAACATGCCACGGGGACGAGGAATCGTGGCCGTTAAGAGATTTTTCGCTGAATTCAGCGGTGTTGAACTACAATTTTCAGGATTCGAAATGACGTGAGAGGAAAATCATGACCGCAGCAGCATCGACGAACGCACCTGCGATCCCATCGATACGCCGAATGAACAAGCAGCAAGTGTCTGCGTTCTTCGATATTTCGATGACGGGTCTCAATAATTGGATCAGACGAGGATGCCCGGCCGTGCACCGAGGCTCGGGGCGTGCAGATCCTTGGATATTCGACGCGCTTGAAGTCGCCGAATGGAGATTTGCTGGTCAGTCACGCGCTGCGAACAACGATTCTCCTGAAGATTACCCGCCCAATGAGCGCAAGGCGTGGTACGAGTCGGAACTGAAGCGCCAGCAACTCGACGCGTCGATGCGCAAACTCATTCCCATTGAAGAAGTCGAGCAGGTTATCGCGACGAGCTTCTCCGCTATCGCCCAGGGATTGCAAAGTCTGCCCGACACCGTTGAGCGTCGGACCGGTTGCGATCCCGATCTGGTTTTAGAAATCCAAAAAATCGTCGAGAGCGAGATGGACGCGTTGGCGGATAAGCTTGCGATCATCGGCCCGACAGACGAGGGCGACGCTGATGAGTGAAGCTAACGCTCGAGGCTCGGCGTGGCCGGTAGTACGAGATGCCGCTCACGCATTCCGCCCACCGCGTCGAATCCCGGTGTCGAAGTCCGCATCGCAGAGTCTGAAGATCGTGCAGCCCGGTGGCTATACGGGATTCTGGTCTGCAACCGAGACGCCTTACATCGTCGAGCCTATGGATCTGCTGGCGTCTCGCAACCACGAAGCTGTCGTGTTCGCCGGACCCGCTCGATCGGGCAAGACGATGGGACTGGTCGACGGCTTTATGACGCACACGGTCGTCTGCGACCCGGGTGACTTCCTGATTGTGCAGATGACGCAGGACAAGGCGCGGGACTTCAGTAAGACGCGAGTCGATCGGGCGATACGCCATTCGCCTGCGCTCAAGGAGCTGATGTCGTACGCGCACAATGACAACACGCATGACAAGTTGTTTCGTCACGGCATGTGGCTTAAGATCGGCTGGCCGACCGCTTCGCAGTTAGCGAGTTCGGATTACCGCTACGTCGTGCTGACGGACTACGACCGTATGCCGGACAACATCGAGGGCGAAGGCAGTCCGTTCCAGCTCGCGTTGAAGCGGACCACGACGTTCTTGTCTCGCGGCATGTGCATGGCGGAGTCTTCCCCGGGACGCGAGGTACTCGATCCCGATTGGGAACGCGATCCCAAGACGCCTCACGCCGCGCCGCCGACTAAAGGCATTCTCGATCTTTACAATCAAGGTGACCGTCGACGCCTGTATTGGAAATGCCCGCAAGAGGCGTGCGGCGAGTGGTTCCAACCGATCCTTGAAAACTTCAGCATCGAGATGGCTGCGGTGTTTTGTCCGCATTGCGGCACGACGCTTGACCAGAGTGACAAGACGCCTTTGAACCTCAACGCGCGATGGATACCTGAGGGCCTTCACCTCGATGCGAATGACGAGTATAGCGGTGAGGCACGCAAGTCGAAGATCGCAAGCTTCTGGATGGAAGGGCCCGCTGCCGCTTACCAGAATTGGGAGAGTCTGGCGACTCGCCTGAAGCGGGCCGAAGAAGTATTCCAGACAAGTCAGAACCAAGAGGCGCTCATCTCTGCGTTCAACATCGACTGGGGTCGGCCTTACATCAATCGCGTGTCGACGAATCGGCGGTCGAGTTCGGCGCTGATGAATCGAGCGGAGACGACGCCTCGCCGAGTGGTACCCAAAGGCGTGCGCTTTCTCATCGCGACTGTCGATGTGCAGGGCGGTCAAGACCGACGCTTCGTGGTGCAGGTCCATGGATTTGGCAAGGACAAAGAGACGTGGCTCATCGATCGCTTCAACATCGCCGAAGATAACGGCCGACAGATCGAGCCCGCCAGCCGGCCGGAGGATTGGGATCTGATTACGAAGGACGTGCTGCATCGATCCTACAAGCTCGCGTACGATGAGAACCGACGCATGCAGATCTTATGCGTGGGCGTCGACACGGGTGGCGAGGCGAAAGAGGAGACGAGTGTGAGCTCGCAGGCGTATGACTGGTACCGGCGTCTGAGTCGAGACGGTCTGTCAAAGCGGGCCGTACTTCTCAAAGGCGGAAGCACGAACGTCCAATCGCGAGTGCGTAAGTCGTATCCGGACAACACGGGTAGGAAGAACAGAACGCAGACTGCTCGAGGCGATGTGCCGATCTACATTCTCGCTACTGACATGTTGAAGGACACCGTCGCTGCAATGCTCGATCGCGAGGAGCCGGGTGCCGGCTACCTCCACGTGCCTTCGTGGGTGCAGCGGTGGTGGTACGAAGAGCTCACATACGAGCAGAAGGATTCTGTCTCTGGGAAGTGGAAGAAGCCCGGGAAAAAGCCGAACGAGGCTTTCGACTTGATGGCGTACTCGCTCGCGGTGCACATCATCGTTGGAGCTGAGAAGATCAATTGGGAGAACCCGCCAGTCTACGCCAAGGATCCTGAGCTCGACGACAACGCGCTCGTCTGCACGCAAGATGAGCACGAGCGAGCCAAGGAATTACGAGAACAAGGCGCAAGCAGCAAAGCCGCTCCCCGGCGCAGAAAGCGAGTCGTCCAAAGCCGTCTCTGAAGTAGGTGTATTTTTTAGTTGTTGTGCTATATGATCCAGTTGTGGTATGCGCACGTGCGTGGCCCAACAGCTTTTCTTATAACCGGTTGAGAGGATCGAACGATGGCTGAAGATGTAGTAACACCGTATGAGATCAAACAAATGGAGAACAGCGACCTCGCTGGTCTTGTCGAGAAGATTGACGAGTCGATCTTTGAACTTCTGCTTGCGCAATCGAGCGGACTGACCGCTTGGCGTGAGGCTGATCGTACTCGGGTGACTGCGTATCTCGATCGAGTCGAGCGGTACTTCAACTGGGTTATCTCTGAGCCTGAGACCGATTCACCTCAGACGCATCCGATGATGTACCCGATCGAGTACCTGTCGAACGCTGAGACGACTCCTGATGGCAAGCCGCTCATTCAGACTCCTGAGAACAAGGGTCTGCGCGATTGCATTCGCCTGATGCGAGTGTGGATGGCTGAGATGTCCAAGTCAGCATCGCGTCGTGCGCCTAACGGGATCATCGGCCCGGATCAAGCTCGCTTCAAGGCTCATCTCACGAAGATCCGTAGCTTCTTGACCGGATACATCGATGAGACTCTGCCGGTAGATCTGCCGGAGTCGAACCCTTCGAGCCCAATGTCGGGCCAGGGCTTCAGCTAAACGACGATGATGATTGTCGTCGCAACAGAACTGCTAAGGGTGACGCGCCACGGCGTGGCGCCCTTAGTTATTTTGCTCGTCGAGCGAGGTATCTTGCCCGAGTCCGTGCAAAAAGACGTCGTCGAGTTCTTCGCTATTATCGTAAGCTTTGGACTCGCGTATGGCTGGAGCTGGTACAATGATAAGCGCCGTAAAGATAGCGCTAAACTGGATTCTGAACAATCAGGCGGTCCAGTGGGCGCTGGGAATTCTAGTTGCGATGGGAGCTCTGAAGGCTCGTGACTGGACCCAACGTAGAGAAGGTCGGAAGCTTGAGCGTGAAGATGCTGAAGAAGACGACGCTGAGTTGGCAGATGATATTCGTCGTCGTGCTCGTGCTGCTCGCGGTGAGCGGGTGCAGCTGGACGAAGATGACGACACGGGGTACCGCGATTGAAGCGGTGTGCTTGGAATGGGGAGGCAGTCTTCCTACTCGCTCACGCGAAGACACTGAGCAGACACAGATAGAGATCGGAACGGCGTATCGAGTTTATCGAGCCGTGTGCAAAGACATTGAGGACAACTGATGTACATCTCTATCACGGCGATTCCCGAAGGCTCTTTCGAGCTGAGGATATTCGACGACGGTCACAACGAGAACAGCGATCCGATCGACACGGTCTGCGTGCTGAAAAAACTCAGCGAGACCGAGTGCGAAGTCAGTATGGCGAAGGGACATCTTTACAATCAAGTCAACGAAGAAATTGGACTAATCGCGTATCGCATGGGGTACAATGTGCTGAAGTTTAAGGCGCTACGCGGTGTGAAAGTTTCTCGGTACGCCGTAGAGGTCAGCGAAGACGACAGCTTCACGCACTACGAAGTTGATCTGCTGGCGGCGGCGTCTAAGCTGGGCGTACAGCGCAGCACAATAGTTGAGGATATAACGTCGTGACATTAGAGGAATTGAAAGAAGCCCGGTCACGGCTGATTGCCGGACAGCACGTCGTGTCGTTCCGTTCAGCGAACGGCAAGTCAGTGACGTATAACGCGGGCGACCTCGATAAGCTGGAAGCTATGATTCGAGCTGAGACGATCAGAGCGAGCGGTAAGCCGAAATCTCGCAGTCGTCAAATGATCTCATCGAAGGGGCTATGACATGACAGTTCAAATGGCAAAGCCTCGAGTAAGGATTCGCAACGGTGAGCTGGTCCCCGGCGCGCCTTCGGTCATGGCTAAGTACGAAGGCGGCTCGACCGCTCCTCGTCTGCGCTACCGTGGATCCACTCTTACTGGTCCGAATTCGCCGATAGCTAACTCGCTCTCGACGCTTCAGGCTCGAAGCCACAATCTAATTCGCAACAACGCTTACGCGTCCGGCGCTCAAGAGAGCTACGTGTCCAACCTCGTCGGATCTGGTATCCGGCCGAAGTGGAACGATCCAGACGTGCAGGCTTTGTGGGACAGCTGGGCACACGTAGCGGACGCCGATCAACTCGGCTCGTTCTATGCTCTTCAGTCTCTTGCGGCTTCCGGGCAGTTCGGGTCAGGGGAGGCGTTCGGTCGGTTCCGGTACCGTCGCATGGAGGACGGCCTCCCGGTTCCGATGCAGATCCAGCTTATCGAGTCTGCCCATCTTGATCACACGTACTCTCGTCTGTTCCAGAATCGGTTGATCAAGATGGGCATCGAGTTCGACGGCATTGGACGCAGGCGGGCTTATCACTTCTGGCAATACCATCCGCATGAGAAGTTGACAGCGCAGTTCAATCAGCGAAGCGCAGTGCCTGCATCGGAAGTCGTGCACATGTTTCGGCGTACGCGGCCGGGACAGCTTCGCGGAGTCCCGGAACTCACGTCTGTTATCCTGCGGCTCTACGAGATCGATGCGATGCAGGACGCGTTGCTGGCTCGACAGAAGTTCGCTCAGCTCTTCGGCGCATTCGTTAAGCGCACGGGGGATTCGGCCCTGGGAGACGAAGCAGGTGAGTTCTTCGGCACGCAGGTCAGCATGGGCGAAGAGGAGCCGCTCACTGAGTTCGTGCCCGGCGCCATACACTACTTAGAGTCAGGCGAAGAGGTAACGTTCTCCGATCCGCCTGATATTGGCAGCTCGTATGAAAGCTGGTTGAGCACAGAGCTGCGAGCTGTAGCGAAGGGCGCGGGCATCACTTACGAGCAGCTCACAGGCGATCTGACAAAGGTCAACTACAGCTCCATACGAGCAGGCCTGTTGGAATTCCGTCGCAGGGTAGAGGCGTTACAGGCGCACCTGATGGTGTCCCAGTTCTGCCGGCCCATTGCGGCTAAGTGGCTCGACCTTGCAGTCGCTACTCGGCGCGTCAACTTGCCGAATTACGCGACGCAGCGAGAACAGTATCTGGCGATCGATTGGATCGCTCCTCGCTGGCAATGGGTCGATCCGCTCAAAGAGACGACTGCGGACATCCTTGAGATTCGAGCAGGTCTATCACCGCGAAGCGAGAAAGCTGCGGAGCGTGGTTGGTCACTCGAAGACATTGATAAAGCGATCGAGGCGTCTAATGCAAGCGCCGACTCACACGGTTTGATTCTCGATTCGGATCCGAGACGAACTGCGAAGACGGGTGTGGCCGTAATACGAGACGACCCAACCGATCCTGAAAACGCGACTAGTCAAGACGAGGAGTAAGTCATGAAGAACTGGTTTAGAGCAATGGTGCAGAACAACGTCGGCCAGATCGTCATTGACGGTCCGATCGGCTTCGATTGGTGGGACGGATCCGGGACAACTAGCTCCGGGTTCATGAACGCTATCAAAGAACTCGGTGAGGTCAATGAGATCGTCATCGACATGAATAGCCCGGGCGGTGCAGTGTCGGATGGCTTGACCATTGCGAACTACTTGCGCAACCACGACGCGAAGGTCGTCGTCAACGTATTGGGTCAGGCGTCCAGCATCGCGAGTGTGATTACTGCGGCGGCCGATGAAGTGCGTATGGGCCTTGGCGCCTACATGTTCATTCACAACCCGTTCACGGTTGCTGTCGGCAACGCCGATCAACTGCGAGCCTTGGCGACAGATCTCGATACGATCGCCGCGGGTATCGTTGACACGTACGTTGCGAGAGTCGGTGAAGATCGACGCGCAGAGATCGAAGAGCTGATCGCTGGCACTGACGGCGACGGCACGCTTCTTTCTGCCGAGATGGCGATGGAGCTCGGACTGGCTGATTCGATGTTGGAGGTGAAAGCCGCTGCGTCGATGACAGGCTTGTCTGACGCGCTTAATCACGCGAAGACCGAAGCGCAGAATCTGATCTCGCATCAGAACGGTAGCGAGCTGTTGACTCCCATGGACGCTTTCACGATCGCATTCGACTGCGACGCGGAGTACGTCGAGGAGAATCTCAACGACCTCGCAACACAGATCATGGCTTGGCGAGAAGCAGAGTCGGCGGAAGTTACCGTCGAGAGTCTGACCGCCAGCTACCCTGACGTCGTTCAGGCTATTGGGGAAAGCGCAGTCAACGCGCTAGGCCCAAGGCCGAACGCAGAAGAAGTCGTCGCAACCGAGAGAAGTCGAGTGCTCGCGATTGTTGACACCTGCAACGCCACTAATCAGCAGAAGCTTATCCATAAGCTTGTTGAGAACGGTACGCAGGAGACGCAAGCGATTGAGTACATCACGGACATCGCTGCGGCGGCAGACCCGGGAATTCATAATTCTCATTCGCCCGAAGGCGGGCAGCCGCCGGCGCTCGACACCTCGTCGATCTACGCCCGGCGTAAATCAAAAGCTCTTAAAAGGGAGATACCCTCATGATGACTACAGAATCCCGCCATCCGGGAGAACACATTGTGTCCGAAGCGAATGGTGCTCGTTCACGTGAGCAAGGCGTCCTGACTTCAGGTGAAAACCTCGAAGCCGGTGCTGTCGTTGCGACCGTAGGCGGCAAGTACGTGGAACTCGACCCTGCTGCCGCTACTGGCGCCGAAGTAGCGGTTGGAGTTCTGTTCGCTGCAGTCGATGCTAGCGCGGCCGATGCAGATTGCCTCGTCCACGTTCGCGATTGTGAAGTGGACGGAAACGCCCTGGGATGGCCTGCTGGCATCACCAGTGGAGAAATTGATACCGCGACTGCCGAACTGGCCGCTCTCGGTATCATCGTTCGCTAATTGCAGCGATTAACTCGTAACACAAAGGAGAAAACGTAATGGGTCCTTTCGATTCCGACATCTTTACGCTGCAGTCATTGACGGCGGCGATCAACGAGGTTGAATATGCCCCTCGCCGACTCGGCGAGATGGGCCTGTTCAGCGAAGAAGGTATCATGACCACTTCAGTGGTTGTGGAAAAGTCTGGCCGTCAACTGGGTCTGGTTCCCTCGCGTGAGCGTGGTGCCCCGGGTCAAGTCATCGGCGCTGACAAGCGGACGGGTGTGACGTTCACGGCGGTCCACCTGCCGACCGTGGCGACGATCCTTGCTGACGAGGTGCAGAACGTTCGCGCCTTCGGAAGTGAAGATCAGACACAAGCCATGCAGAACGTGGTCAACACGCGTCTTGCGAAGATGGCGCAGCGACTTGAAGTCACCACCGAGTTCCATCGGGTGGGCGCGGTACGCGGTCAGATTCTGGACGCGGACGCCACGACTGTGCTGGTCGATCTGTACAGCGCTTTCGGCATTACTCAGACTTCGGTCAACATGGTGCTCGACACCGCGACGACCAAAGTTCAAGAGAAGTGTCTGGACGTACTCGAGGCGATCGAGGTCGGCCTGGGCGACATGCCTTTCACGGGTGTGACGGTAATGTGCGGCTCCAGCTTCTGGCGCAAGCTCATTGGTCACGCCAAGGTCGAAGAGGCGTACAAGTACCAGCAGTCAGAGCGCCTGCGCGCCGATGGCCGCGAGTCATTCAGCTTCGGCGGTCTGAACTTCGAGCGCTACCGCGGTGGCGTTGGTGGTACTCCGTTCATCCCGGCAACTGTGGCATACGCAGTTCCCATGGGCGCTCCGGACATGTTTATCAGCCGCTTCGCTCCTGCGAACTACGCGGATACGGTGAACACGATCGGTCTGCCGATGTACGCCAGCACGGATGAGCTGGGCCACAACAAGGGCGTCGAGCTGGAAGGGCAGTCTAACCCCATCCACTTGAACACGCGTCCTCAAGCGGTCATCAAGCTTAACGAGCACAACGGTTAAGTCGGGTGACTATTGACGAAATCGAGGCGGCGGCGAACAGAGCACATTTCGCCGCTCGCTTCATTCCGGCTACGTATCAGGCTCCGGGCGAGTCTGTCACCTCCGTCAATATCGATATCGATAGAAGCGCGAAGGTGATGGACGACCGCGGAGTCGTCTACGAAGATCGGTGTGAAATCTCGATTATCGTTGAAGAAGTAGGAGAAGGAGAGCGCGGCGCCAGGGTGGACACAGGACGTCCTGACGACGCGTGGATCCTTATGGATCCCATAGGCAATGACGGGTACGAAGCCCGATGGATAGCGGTTAGAGACTGATGGCGAACACGTCCTTCGAAGATCTACCGCGATTCTCGGAAGCGCTATCGCGCATTCCCCTTGTCACATTGGATCTTGCCTCGAAAGCTCTTAACAGGGCGGCCGAGTACGCTCGCGAAGAGGGCGTGAATACACTCGCGAAGCGCTACAATTTAGAGCGCTCGTATATCGAAAGCAACCTCAACGTCAGAGGACAAGCTTCGAGAACAGATTTGACGGCTCGAATAGTAGGGAACAATCGAGCTGTTCTCGCTCCTCGTTATGGGGCGAGGCCGAAGACAGTAGGGGCGCCGGGCGCGAAAGGCAACGCCAAGGCAGGAATCCCCGCCGGACAAAAAGGCGCAGGCTCGACTGCGTGGTCCGTACTGAGAGGCGGCGGTGGTAAATCATGGGAGCGGGCTTTCTTTATCCGTCTCCCTGGGAGTGGAGCATGGGCCCTAGTGGCTCGTTACGGTTCGGGCTATTCGTTAAGCTCGAAGCAAGATTGGAAGAAGAATCTGGATGTGGTCAACTCATTGAGTGTGGGCCAGATGTGGAGATACGAGAGAGACCAAGTCGCGCCGCAGGCTATGGCGCTGGCGTCTGAGTTTTTCCTCGAAGGGATACTGAAAGAGCTATGACTGCTTCATCTACATTGTTCTCTCGAGAGCTAGTCACTACGCTGGAGACTATTCTTACGAGTGCGGGATACTTGACGGATCTCGGCCAGAGTGTCCATCGCGGATTCTTCGCTCACGTGCTAAATTCGAAAGACGCGGCTTTCCCCGCTATCGTGATTCACCCTGGAGTCGAGGAAGTCTCCAGCGTGCACGGTACTGGCGAGAAGGCTATCGTCGTATTCACAGTTCCGATGGTCATGGCCGTCGAGCTAAGTACAGATGCGAGTGGCTACGAGCAACTGCAGGCGTGCGCGTACGATGTGCGCAAAGCCTTGATGGTGAATCGTGAAGCCCTTGCTCAACTAGGTCAGCGAGACTCTCTCGAAGTGGGAGCAGTTGAGCCTGATATATCGCGCGATTCACGTTTCGCTCTGGCCGCGATGACTGTAAGCATCTCCTTCGTGGAGACGTATAAACTTTGAAAACTCTGAGGAGTAAGTAACATGACAACTGCAAGCACTACTCGAGGCTACAAAGGTCGGGGCCGATTCACATTGCGCCCTCTGGCTGGTGGCCGCCCTTTCGAACTGGGCAACGTCGTAACCCTTGACGAGTCCGTAGAGGTCGATCGTTCAGGCCGTCAGAACTATCAGGATCCGGCGGGTGGTGAGCTCGACGTTGAAGAGACCATCACGTCGTTCACCTTTGAGGCGACGGCCGATGACATCTCTCCTGCGAACATCGCTCTGGCGTTCCGCGGTACTTCCGAGGAGTTGCCTTCCCTGGCAATCACAGGCGAGACTCAAAACGCGTGGGCGGGTCACCGTATCGCGTTTAACTCTCTCCCTGATCCGAGCGAAGCGATCACGGTCGAGTGGGACGACGGCGGCACGCCGACTGCTCTGGTCGCGGGTACTGATTACGAGCGCACTCCGCACGGCATCATCATGCTGCCGACCACGACTCTGACGTTCACGAATGACGATCCGATCGAGCTGACAGTAGGCTACACCCGCAACCCGCAGTACTTGATCCAAGCCCTGGTCTCCAGTGGTCAAGAGTACGAGGTAATCTGGCACGGCCTGAACGCAGTAGACGGTGGCAACCCGATCACGTCTCGCTACTTCCGGGTGAAGTTCTCGCCGACTTCTGGATTCAGCCGCCATGGTGGTGACGACTTCGGTCAGCTGACTCTTTCGGGTTCGGTGCTGGCGGATAACTCTCGCGTAGGCGCGGGCCTGTCCAAGTACCTCGAAACGGCGATGATCTAATCGGGATCGTCAGTATGCACCACACATAGCAGCCCGGCGTATGTCGGGCTGTTTTTATCGCCGATGAAGAAAGGGTCCTAGCCGATGGCCTTCAAAGAACAGATAGTTGAGCTAGTACTCAGAGCCCGTGATTCGATGTCGAAGGGCACGAACGCGGCGGCCAAGTCTGTTGAAGAACTCGCCGGAAACGCTGAAGGACTACAAGACAAGCTCAAGGTGCTCGAAGATCAGGGCACCCTAATACGACAATTCACGAATGCTTCGAAGGCAGTAGACAAAGCTGCCTCCTCGTACGAAAAAGCTCAAGCGCAAACTACCCGCCTCGGGGAAAAGATAGAAGCTACGGCCGGCGTCGCACGACGTCAAGCGGTCGAGTTTGAACTCGCTCAGAAAGCTGTCGGCAGCGCCGAGACCGACTACCGTAGAGCGGAAGCTACACTGGCGAGTCTGGCCGATGAGATCGCTCGGACTGGTGTCGCTACCGAGGATCAAGCTAAAGAGTTTGAGCGGGCCTCGAAGCTAGTCGATCGAACAGGGACGGCGTACCAAAAAGCCGAACTGCGTCTCGACGCTCTGTCCGACAAGATGGATCGGACGGCTAACCTCACCGACCGACAAGCGAAAGAGTTCGAAGACGCACAAAAGGCGGTAGCCGCTGCGGAGCGAGAGTATAAGCGCGCAGAAGGCACCCTGGGAACTCTAGCCAATGAGGCGCAAGCCGCCGGCATCGACATTGGGAACCTAGGCGAAGCGCAAAAAGAAAATTCGAGAGAGACTGCTAAAGCAGCACGAGCTCTTGAAGACTACAACACAGAACTTGACGACGGCAACACGAAGCTCGGATCATTCCGAGAACGCCTCAGCAGCGGTGTCGGCGTCTTCGCGGCGTGGGGCGCGGCCGCTGCTGCGGCGGGTGCGGCTCTCGCAGTTGGAACGCTGGCACGATTCACCGCCAGTCAAGCCGATCTAGCACGACAAACTCTCGCCAGCGCCAATGCGTTCGGCATTTCCGTTGAGGCGCTACAGACGTGGCAGGCGGCGAGCAGACAGGTCGGCATAGAAGGCGATAAGGTCGCCGACATCATGAAAGACGTTGCCGAGAAAATCGGTGACGCATACCTGACAGGCGGAGGCGAAGCACGCGACGTCATTCAGGGTCTCGGCCTTGACATCGAAAAGCTGATCAACCTCTCGCCTGACGAGCAGATCCTAGCGATTGCGAGAGAGCTGGACGGCATGCCTAAGGCGGGTCAGATCCAGATCCTCGAGGCCTTGGCGAGTGACGCCTCTCTACTCCTGCCGCTGCTGGACAACAATGCCGCTAAACTTCGAGAATTCGGTGAGATAGCCGCGGCACGAAATCAGATCTTCACTAAAGAAGAGCTCGAACAGCTCGCCGAGGTCAACAAAACTTTCGGCCGTATCACCGCGCAGGTCTCCACGTTCGCTAAGCGGGTCGCCATATCTCTAGCGCCTGCCTTTAACGAAGCGGGCGAGGCGATCGACAAAGCGCTGGCCGACACGCCGGAACTGCTCGACAAGATCACCGGCTTCTTGACCACACTGGTGACTAAGTTCACAGACTTCGCCACTAACGTTGTCGACGAAGGCAGTGCTGTCCGCAACACGATCACGTCGATCATCGAGACTGCTAAGGGAATCGCCAACGTATTCGAGGCGGGCTTCCGAGGCGTGCAGGCTTTTGCGGCCGGCTCTCTCGAGGTCATTGCCCGCACAGCGTTTTCGATTCAGTCTCTGATCACTAAGACAACTCGCGGTCTGAATCAAATCGGGATCGCGTCTGACGAATCCGTGCAGGCGGCGGAAGCGCGTCTTGCCAACCTCGGCTTAGTCGTTCAGGATCTCGAGGCGCAGGCTAACTCGTACAAGCAGCAAATGAAGGATGCCGGCAGTTCCGCTGTCACGGCGTTCGGTGCGGCTTCTGACGCCGCCGAAAACGCGGCAGCCTCGACTGCGCAAGCTGCGGCGAGCGCGCTGAAGCTAGACACCGCAAGTAAGAAAGTCGACGAGACTATAAAGAAGCAGGCGGTTAACCAGCAAGAGCTGTCTCGACAAATCATCGCGACTGCCGAAGCTGCAGAAGCCGCATTCGCCGTCTGGCAGCAAGATCCTACTGAAGAGAACCTGCAAAAGTATCAGGCACTGAAAGCTGCGCTCGCGGAACTTCAAGAGTCTCTCAGGAACACTGATCTTAATCTGCCCGACCCGCCTGACACGTCTGACGTCAAGGACTACGTCGACAACCTTAAGAACGCCGGCGATGAGACGCAGAAGGTTGGTCAGGAGTCGGAGCGCACTTACAAGCAAGTCGTCATACTTGGAGAGAAGTCCAAGGAGACCGGCGAGCAAATGGAAGAGGCCGGGTCGAAAGGCAGCGCGGCGTTTGCCGTATTATCTGGGGCGATTTCCGGATACCTCCAGCAGATGGCACAGCTTAGTGTTCAGGCTCGAGACCAGTTCATCTCGTTCGCCTCTGGGACTAAGGTCGCGACCGCTTCAACTGACGAGCTGACAAGCCGGATCGGAGAGCTGGACACTAGGCTGCAAGAGCTGCGGTTCAATAACCTGCGAACTGTGGACGCGACCGGCCTTCAAGGTGTGCTCAACAAACTCGGCACGAGTGCAGCGCTTGTCGAGAAGCAGTTCCTACAGCAAAAGCTGGCGCTACGGGATTTGGGTACGGCGTACGACGAAGGTCGAATCAAGACAGTCAACTTCATCAGCTCGACAGAAAACGCGCTCAGATCGGCGACGCTACTCGATGAGCAGACGCTTTCGCAATTCCGAGGAGCGATCGATCAAGCTCGTGCAGCCATGGAGTCGTTGCGTGATGAGACGCAAGGTACGGTCAGCACATTGCAAGACGAGTTGGATCGGCTACAGGGAAACACCGCTGCGATCGAAGAGCGCCGATTCCAAGAGCAGATTCGCGATCTACAAGATCGGCTTGAGCTCGCACAGAGAACAGGCGACGCTGAATCTATAGCGAATGCGAAAGAAGCGCTCGCTCTGGCGCAACAGATCAAGAGCGTGAAAGACGAAGAGATCAGAGCGGCTCAAGCAGAACGGGCGGCTCAGCAACGCGATCGCCAAGTGCAGAGTCAGTCAAGAACAACGACGACGAGCTCTCCGACACGCGATGGCGGTACGGTCACCCTCAACCTCCAGTCTGGCGGGCAGCCTGTCGGCACGCTTTCAGGGGTCGACGCAGGTGAAGCCCAACAGTTGCTCGATGCGCTTCAGCGTGCCGGGCTCAGCGTAGCAGGATAAGAAAATGACAGTATCGATCGACGGCATCTTACTCCCCGAAGATATTCAGTGGATAGACGAGTTCACCGGCTTTGGCGTTGGGCAGGTCATTACGCCTACCCTGACAGGCGCCCTGTTGGTCGAGGAGACGACTCAGCCGGCAGGACGACAGATCACCCTAGCCACCGGACCGGATGTGTGGGTGCGCAAGTCTGTGGTCCTCCAGCTGGAGACTCTTGTCGCTGCGCCTCTGGCTTCTGACACGTCGCTGCCCTTAGTCTGGGGCGATGGGCGAACTTTCGATGTCGTGTTCGATCGCAGTCGAGGTCCGGGTATGCGAGCCGTTGAGATGAAGCGGCTGGCCGCCGGGGTACAGACCAATGACCACTGGTATACAATTGAGCTCAATCTTTTAACCGTATAAAACGGGGCACTTATTCATGGCAATCAATCCCGAAGATGTAAAGCTGTACGAGAGCCAAGTGCTCAGCGATGAAGACGATGGCGGTGGGCGCGCGACCGGTGTCGAGATCATCGACGGCCAGATCAATAACCTCTTCCCTGACATATCGCGACTTGACAGAACGCTAGGCGACGTCGCGCTGCGTAAAGCGTTTCTCGGTATCGCGACCAACAACCAAGACGTCTACCTCGGCGCGCACGCCATCATCGTCGAGCCGCCGGCAGACCCCAACGTCAGCGTCGTCATGTTCGACGCCGGCAGCGAGAGCGACGAGCGCATTGACGCGCAGAACCGAGTTGAGAGTTACGTGGTGCGAGGTTCACTTGCGCAATGGGATCTTTTAGGCAACCAGTTCGAAGGACAGCGGACTCTTGTCGGCTTCCAGCGAGAAGAGCAGCCGATCCCTGAAGTCGGTGACGTGTTCTTGCTCGATGACGTTGACGCGGGCAACATTCAGTACGTTCGCATCACCGAAGTAGAGACTAATGTCCAAGAGTTCAGCGTAATTCTAGGCAACTCTTCGGTCGTCAACTTCATTCGACGTCGCCTTGATCTTGGGATTAGCGCGCCGCTGCGGTTCACATTCCCTGGGGGCGAAGTTTATCCTGACGGCCCGCTAGGTTATCACGCCGACGTGAACGGGACTGAGGTCGCAGACGCGGCCCGATACTGGGGCGTCACTAAATCAGATGCTGAGATTGCTCCCGGGGACTTGACGATACGGGCGAAAAGCATATACGCTAACCTCGTGCCGAGCGCGCAAGCGGAAGCGCCAATCGTCGATGCTAGCTTTTTTCAGGAGCCTACGGATGTGAGAGCGGCTGCTGCAGCGAACTTGACCGCAGCCGTGTCGTTTTCTTACGTGACTTCGACGTCTGTCTTGGGGTACCTCATTCGACCTGCTGTGAGAGGGAGCGTGTCGATCTCACTTTCGGGTAGTAACTATTCGGACCGAGGCGATGGCGTTTTGGAAAGAATAAGCGGCGCCGCCCCGTTTGCCGAACTCACGATAGACTACACTACAGGAAACATCGAGGGCGTTCGCACAAGCGGAACTGCGACTGTCGCGTCTGTCATAACAGGCACCGCGACGTACCGCCCCGGCGTCCCATTTTCTGGACTGCGTCTGTCTTCCGCCACGCCTATCGACATCAACAATCGAGGCTTCAACTACATCGAGACTTTCCCTGCCAGTAAGCCTCGCCCTGGATCTTTGCTGATCAGCTATCGCGCACTCGGCAAGTGGTACACTGTACGAGATCGCGGAAACGGTGTGCTCGAAGGATTCGGTAGTGGCGCTATCAATTTTACGACGGGCACGTACAACGTAACTCTGGACGCACTTCCCGACGTCGGCAGCACGATCATCGTGGAGTATGTCGCGGACTACGCCGATCAAGTCAGCGAGCGAAGCGGGTCTGTTTCGAAGAACGGATCGATTACAATTCAGGCGACTGCGGCCGAAGGGATGGACCCCGGCAGCGTTGTGGTCACGTACACCGCAGGCGGTATCGCCAAAACTCTGAACGACGTCGCTAACGTAGGCGAACTTGCCGGCGATGGCACCGGCACAGTGGACTACGCTGCGGGCACAGTTACGTTCGAGCCGAGCATAACGCCTGACGACGCGACTAACGTTACGCTTGATTACGATAAGCTAGGGTCGAACACCTACATTGACGCGGCCCCTACAATTTCGGCGGGAGTCGCTAACGGCACGATTCCGGGCGGGCCTTTTGTGCCCGGCACGATTGTTGCGCGATTTCTGTACAGACTCACCCGGGCGGGCTCAGTAGGAAACTCAACGTTTCTTGAGCGTGAAATCCAAGACGACGGGGCGGGCGGTTGGAAAGGTGGTTGGACTGGCACCATCGATTACACTACCGGCGCATACTCGCTAGGCATCAACACATTGTACACGAGAAACGGAATCAGAGTGAGCTCGTATTGGGACGCCACGAACAGGGTCAACGTTCGGACAGAAACTCCGTACTCATTCTCTTCAGAGACTGAGCTTTCAGGGCCGATCAATTTTGACTTTACGCCTGCTTCGGCGAGCGCTGTGTCGGGAAGCGATTCGCAACCCGTCACAAGCATCGCCTTTGACTTGTTCGATGATTTTGAATCGCTTATCCCGGGGGGTCTGCTTTTCGACTTTAATGGCAGCCGATACTTCGATCGCGACGGAATACTTTACACAAACTTCGTAAGTCAGACGGGAGCGGCCAGCGCTGTAGGCACTGTCAATTATAGTGACGGCACGATCAGTCTAGATACTTGGCCGGATAACGCTGTCCCTGGATTGACTATCGTCGCAGCGGCGACAACGACAGCTGAGATTATCGCATCGAACGTCGCGTTTAGAACTGGAGGCGCGCCGCTCAGGCCTCAAAGCTTGTTGATCACCGTCACCGATGAAGAAGGCAACATCATTAACGAGACCGCTGCTCTCGATGGAACCATTACGGGCGCTGCAGTTACCGGGACGGTGAACGTAGAGACGGGCGTCGTAGATCTTCAGTTCACGGATGGCGTTGACGAGATATACGTGTATCCGGAGACGGGCCGCTACAGCGCAGTCGTTGTCAGCTTCTTGCCGCTAGACGCTGAGATTATCGGTCTAGATCCCGTGCGACTGCCAAGCGACGGTCGGGTTCCCGTATTTCGTGAAGGCGACGTCATCGTGTTGAGCCACACTATCGAGACTAACATCGGTACCCCGGTGGCTGACGACGTCGAAACTCTTTCGCGTACTAATCAAGCGGCGATTGAAGTAGTCGACTCAGCGGGAGTTCTGCTGGATCCGGCGATGTACACGGTAGACAAGGACGCGGGTACAGTTACATTCGCTAACCCGCTCACCCTTCAGGCCGAGAACCTCGCCGTGCTCACGCCGCCTATGATCATCAAAGATCGTATCGAACACATGAGCGTAGTCAATGACGTACAGATTAGCGGCGAGCTTTCATTTATCGCGCCCGTCGCGCATACGTTTCCCGCCGACGACACTATAATCAGTAGCGCTAAAGTTTGGGGCGACATCAACTCTCGCGCCTTCGACTTCTTCACGCAGCGCACTTGGAACAGCGGCGCGCCTAACTGGACAGGCGATCGAATCGGTGACGACACCACGGCGAACTATAACATCGTCGACAACCCTCTGGAGATTGCCAACGACGGAGCCATCACAGAGAAGTGGGCTATCGTGTTCACAAGCGCGACGACCTTCAACGTAGTTGGAGAGACTCTGGGTATTATCGCCACAGGCAGCACAGGGGTCGACCTCGCTCCTACCAACCCGAACACGGGCACGCCGTACTTCGTAATGCGTAATGCAGGTTGGGGATCTGGATGGGCTTCGGGCAACGCCGTGCGATTCAATACAGAAGGCTGTCTCGCCCCTGTGTGGTTGTGCAGAACTGTGTTGTCGGGAGGCGCGACTGAGGACGATGATCAGTTCGTGCTCCAAGTGAGAGGAGATGCTGACTGATGTATGATCTCGACTACGATCCTCACTGGGACAACGTAGACTTTTACCTGCCTGTAAAATCGGAGTCGCCTGCTCTGGAGGTTTTTCGAGGCATCGCCGATAGTGATTGGGTCCCTACCACAGCGACGCTCACGGTTAGCACCTCCTTCCCTGGCGGCGCGGATCGAAGCCTTGCTGGCGCGGGCGACACGGCTGCGAGGGTTAATACGTACGTTCGCAATGACGAGCTAGAGCTCAGCGGCGAATGGACTGTCGAGTGGCACGCCCGCTCGCCCACCACCCGGACAAACTGGCTGGAATTTTTTAGTGCTGCTAACGCCAGAGTCGGCACCAGCTTTATGCGAGAGTTCGGCCCAGGAGCAACGCTGATCGCTTTCGGCGGTTCAGTAAATGGCGCCGGCGCATGGCTTGCAGGGCAAGGAGCGCCTCAGCATATTCTTTGTCAGCTTCGGGTCGACGGAGCGACGACTTACCTTGAAGCCTTTGTGGACGGCGTCCGACGATTTCAGGTTATAGACCCGGACCCGGCGAGCCAAGGGTTCACGGGCTTCATAAAGACCATGCATATCGGGCAGGCGTTCCCTGGTGCAACGCGCTGGCTTGCCGGCGTCATGGACAACATCCGGATCACGAAGGACGTTGCTCGCGCTGTTGGCGGCGCGGATTTCACGCCGCCAATTATCGGCAGCACCTACCCTACTGTCGGGCCTCCGGATTTTACCAGCGGTCTAGTCAGCGGAGTCGTTAACGTCAACGGGTCGCCCGCCATCCGCGAGTTGATAGCGATTACTTGGGCGAAACAGACATACGTCGAAGACGGGAACACGGTCGTACAGCGTAGAATAGTCGGTTCGACAATCAGCGACGAGTTCGGCGCGTACGAAATAAACACCGGAACTTTTATCGAAGAAGTCATCATTCTTGCTCTGGAAAATTACGGGCAGGTATGGCAACCTAATCGCGCGCTAGAAGTCGGTGACCGAATTAGACCGACCCAGCCGAACCAGAACGGCTACGTCTACGAGGTTACGCTCGCCGGCTCGAGCGGTACAGAAGAGCCTACGTGGATCGTGCCTACTGAATCTGTCAACACGCAGACGATCGGAGCGTGCACGGCGCTTGCGCTACCGCTCTACTGGTCAGTTGCGCACGCTCCTGTCGTCCCGGAACCGCAGGGCGCTCTACCGTGGGCGCCGACTGACGCGCCGCTCATACAGCTGATCGATCCGAGCGATGAAGAAGCAGGGCACACGTTGGTCGGCGTGAACTACAGCGTCATGGTAGACACCAGCGGCAACGGCAGGAACTTTATCCAGAACACCGACACGCTTCGCCCTCAGAGGTTGCCCGACTGGATCGGCGCCAACGTCGGAATGACATTTACGACTCGCCGCTGGATGGACGCGCCATTTCCGGACAACACCGCGGACTTTGCGATTGTCCTGCTCTTAAAGCGTGACGCTGTGACGATAAACGGAGCGGGCAATCTAAGCATCTACAACGCTATCGCGTCAGCGAGTTCGGTTGAAGCGTCACGCTACACGCAGGCGGCCTACAACGGCACGGCGTTTTTCAGCTCGCCTAACATTGGGGGCGCGAGTCTTACCGGGCCCGCAGTCGATAGTGATCCGCATATTGTGGTTCACCGAGTCAGGATGGGAGGAACGAGCGAATACCGGCACGACGGTGCCTTGGTAGACAGCGCCGATACTTCTGCGCAGGTTCCTGTCAATGGAGTGACAAATCGGATCGGGCAGCACCGTTGGGGCAATGACGCCTTTTTCATGATCGGCACGATCGGATTTTACGCGATCATGCAAGCGCCGTCGGAGTTAGACGTACAAAGAATGGAAGGCTACCTCGCTCACCGATTTGATCTGACCGCTGTGCTTCCTGTCGATCATCCGTTCAAGATCAACCCGCCGACCAATGCGGCTCCGGCCTTGTGGACGCCAGAGCAGCTTACCGATCTCGCAGTCTGGCTTGACGCAAGCGACGAAACTACGGTCACTCAGGCAGCAGGCGTGGTCAGTCAGTGGAACGACAAATCGGCAAATCTGTTTACATTCCAGAATCCGACCGCGCCTAGCGCGCCGAGCGTCGGGGCTTTGCTCAATGGTAACCCCGTCATCGACTTTGACGGCACTGACGATGTTCTAGTGTCTCAGCAGGCGGCGGCGCAATTCGCGTTCTTAAACGAGTTAACTCCCGTACATCTCTTTTGTGTGTTCAAGCCCGGCAACGGCGCCGATGTGAATGCGCTTATGGGCATAGTCAACACGGGTCGGAACTCTTCGGCTACCAGAGGGTATAGCTTCAACTTCGATGATCGAGCCGCGCAGTCGCGAAACAACGCGATCCTTTCGTTTATCTCGGGCGGTCCTGGACCGACAGCACCGATTGACGCGACATTCCTCGACACGGCGCCTGCTAATACTTACACTCTAGCGGCCGTGCGGACCGACGTTGACGCAGTCGCGGCGCAGAGAAGTAGTCTATGGGTGAACGGTGAGGCGACAGCTCGGCAGACTAACGCCAAGACCGAGACGATGACCCTAGGCAATCCTGTGCATCCGCTTACGCTGGGGGCAATGGGCGATCTTTCTTTCTTCTTCGAAGGACAGATAGCCGAAATCATCATTGTCGATGGAGACCTTACCGACGCCGAGCGGAATCGCGTCGAAGGATACCTCGCTTGGAAGTGGGGGCAACAAGCGAACCTCCCCGTGTCGCACCCGCACGCCGACGCTGCGCCGACAGTCTAGGCCTAAACCGTGACTTACATCATCCCGGATCCGAGAGCGGCGAGCTTCAATCTTACCCGGGGCGGCTACATCATCCCGGATCCGAGAGCAGTAAACTTCGATCTCAACGCAGGAGACGAAGCGCCGCAGCCCTCTCGCGTTCCCGGTGTTATCGCTTCATTCGGTACACCTTGGAGAAAGAAGCCGCCCGTTAAACAGGCGATCGCCTCGATCGGTTATAACGAAGCCCCTGAGCGCCGTATATCTCGAGCGCTTAACGCGAGTAGCGCTAGTAAGCAACTCGAGCCTCGGACTCGCGCGCCTTTCAACAAGGCGACTTCTCTACCTCGTAGAGCTACTACGCCTTGGGGTCGGCCGCAAAAACGCGAAGAGCTCATCACAGCTAAATTCGCTAACGGCAGACCGAGAGATGAAGCTAGTCGTCAGTCGGCTTGGGCGAAGGCGGGCACGATTCTCGATCCGTATGTCCGCGGTCTACATGAGAATGGTCATCCCAGAGACATCCAACCCAAGGGGCGATGGTACGAGACAGACCTTTACGGCCGAGGCGTGCCCGCCGTCGAGGCCGATTGGAGACGAGGTAGTTCGTACGTCTCGCCGATCGCCGCGTTGCTGGACATCAATACTGTGGTTCCCCGCACAGAGAACCCGGCGGACTTCATCATCGATACCACGCAGGCTGAGCCGGAAGCACGCATCGCGCCGACAGATCTGAAGTTCGCTTCTCCCGCCGGCGTCGCGGTACATCGAGACAGTAGCCCGAGACTACCTTGGGGGCCGGGCGGATTCAGGGACACTACGCTTCGGTTCGAGTACCCGGTCGACACCAGCCCTATCATTATTCCGGGAGTCACCTTCCCGATCCCAGTTCGGAGGTTATACGTTGTGAGCAATAGTGCACAGATCGTAAGAGTGAGCGATGGACGCGATGTGCCCGCTCAGTCAGTAAGCATATCAACTTCGGTCGATGACTTCGCATGGACGATGTCAGCGTCTCTCAGCGGTGCTGCCGCGCTTGCTCTGGTGGAAGGGACCGACGCGGCGCCCGTTGAGGTCGACGTCACGATCAACGGGACGACTTGGCGGATGCTGGTCGACGGCTGGTCTCTCACTGAAGCGGCGTTGAC